ATCTCCGCACCTTTTCATGAAGTCTTTATTGGTAATTCGGATGTTAAAGGTACTACGTCTATACAGGTCGCGTTTGGGGGTGACTCTAGGCTGAAGGACGTACGGAATGTCTATAACGCAGAACCGTATAAATCAAACTTTCTGCACGGCAAGATTAGTTTGATCGAAGGGTTTTGTAATGTGTTAGATATTCCGTACCGTCCGGATATGCTGCCTAAGCTGTATACGCACAGCGTCGCTAACAAGGCAGAAGCGTTTTTGAAGTCTAAGGACATTACTGGCCCGTACGTATTGACGCAGTTTACTGGCGGACAAGCCGCCGTCAACGGACAAATCCAACAGCAATACCAGAGCGTCAATCCCGGTCGCAACTACCCGTTGATTTTCGCAAAACGGGTGGTGGAAAAGCTTATTCGTAGCGGTGTGACGGTGCTGGACTGCACTCTGCCAAATGAACCAACATACGAAGGCGCGGTTAAGTGTTCTGAGCATTGGTCGGTTATTCACGAACTGATGAAAGGCGCACAAGGCTTTATCGGCATCGATTCGTACTTGAACCATTTTTCCGGCTCCGCAGGTATTGAGGGCGTCGTGATCTGGGGTAACACGAGTGCCCGGCAGTTTGGCTATCAGCACAACTACAACCTGCAATATCACATGCCATATGGTTGGGAGCAGGCTAAGTTTGACGCGGAAGATCCGCGAAATATCATGGTCGATCCTGACTTGGTGGCGGATGTGTACTTCAAGAAAATCGTCCTACGTGATAAGAAGGCCGCGTAATGTTTGTTCATACCCCTGTATCCGTCGGCGAACTTGGCGACAAGATTACGATTCTCCGCATCAAAGCAGAACGGATCAGTGACGCGGCTAAATTGCGTAACGTCCGGTACGAGCTTGATGTACTAGAGTCTATTTGGAACGAGCGGCGATTGGCCGGAAAAGTTGATCTGTTGCCGCTTCAAGAGGTCAATGACACTCTCTGGGATATCGAAGATAAGATCCGTGTGAAGGAATCTCGGCAAGAATTTGACGAGGAATTCATTTGGCTGGCCCGCGCGGTCTACAAGACCAACGATAAGCGGGCGGAGCTAAAGAAGCAGATCAACGTGCAAGTAGGGTCTACGCTTGTGGAAGAAAAGAGCTATGTCAATTCCTAAGCAGATCCATCAGACGTTCTTCAAACGCTCGGGGTTGCACCCGAAAATTGAAGAGAACATCGCCTCGCTTGTAGTTAAGAATCCGGGGTGGACGCACAACTTCTATACCGACGATGACTGCGTGGAGTTCATCAAGCAGCATTACGGGCAGGAGATGTTGGACACGTACAACCTGATTAACCCTAGCTACGGCGCGGCGAGATCGGATCTGTTTCGGTATCTGCTGATCTACGCAGTGGGCGGCGTATATCTGGACATTAAGAGTTCGGTTTCTGTACCGTTAAACAAACTCACCGGAAACAGCGAGTACATCCTTGCGCACTGGGATGATGTGCCAAAAGGCATGTTTGATGGGGATGCCCCGGAGCACGGTGAGTTCCAGCAGTGGCACGTGATTGCAGCGCCCAAGCATCCGTTCCTAGAGGCAGTCATCGAGCGCGTGGTTCGTAACATCCACGACCCGGCAAACCGTGAACTTAGCGGGAAGCTAGGCGTGATCCGCCTCACTGGTCCTGTGCCATACACGCGGGCAATCATGCCGATCCTGCATAAGCACCCGTACACCCGATACCGCACAGACAATCACGCTGGGCTGGTCTACACAGTCATGCCCGGTAACGATGGGCACATGTTCTTGTACAACAACAAAGACAACGTGCATTACTCGCGGTTCTCGCACCCAGTCATTGGTAACGCAGAACCCGTACGGAAGAAGAATCTGATCGTAGACACTGCGTACGCAATCTACGAAAAGGCACTCAAACGTAAGCTGGAAGCAGTCAGTGCGTGATCAGTTTGCGCACATGATGGTAGAAATATTTAATTTTTTGTGGAAGTACCCGCGCGTTCAAGATCATCACAGGAAAAACAAGTTTGATAAAGATTGGCGCAATCATCCTCGGATCGATGTCCACGAAACAGTAGATTGCGACGGTGAAGCGGTGCTGAATGTAGCGTCGGGCAGTATTACGATGGGCGAGTACAGCTTTCTTGGGCAGCGGTGTATGTTAATCGCAGGTACACATGACATCACCAAGAAGGGTAAGTCACGTAAAGATGATGTTCTAGAAACGGGTTACGACATCACAATTGGTAAAGGCGTGTTCATCGGGGCGGGGTCGATAGTTTTAGGTCCATGCACGATTGGTGACCACGCAGTAATTGGGGCTGGATCTGTCGTGACGGCGGGCGAGTACGAAGGCGAATGTATATACGCTGGCAACCCAGCGGTGTTTAAGAAACGAATTACTTTTACGGAGTAATCATGGGCACTTCAACGGTATCAGGACCTTTTCGGTCACAAAATGGTTTTCAGCAGTTAGTCAACGGCGTCTGGACGCCTGTAGGCGGTGGCGGTGGCGGTGGCGGTGTTGTTGACGTTATTACTTTGGCGGACGAATCGGCTGCGGCGCAAATTGGGTTTACAGCTAATGCGTACTCAACTGATATTAGTTCGTCTACCCCGACTGGACCGTCTGCGGGGAATATTATTCAACTGCCGTCACTGGATATTGGTCAAGCCGTACTCGTTAATTGTGCAAGCTCCCCCGGATCTTTTAAGTGTTGGGCGCTTCAAATGCCTAATATTGCTGGGATTGATTTTAGTTACATGTACAACGGACTTGGCAATATTGTATATACGGTCCCGTATGGGCCGGGGGCTAACCCGGAGTTTCTTGTACTGCAATCAATATCGGGTAATCCTTTTAGCCCGACCCCCGGTTTATTTTTTCTATACACCGTTGGGTCTACTCCGTTTTATATTGCACGAGTAGAGAATTGGATTGCGCCCGGATTTGGCCCAATCGCAATATTTAATATAGTTGGCAATATTACTGGCGTTCCGGTAAATGAGTTTTCGCAAATGCCTCTTTGTAATGAATATCCGGCCAATTTTAGCAATTAAGGAATAATCATGGCACAACGTCCCGATCATATTAGCGAAGAACGCTGGGCTAAGCTTCTTGAGTTCTTTGCCAAGCTTAAAGAACAACGCCAGCCCCAACCCCAACAACCCACGGGTAACCAATCATGAAAACTGACGTTAAAGCAGCGAATGTCTCAGCTACCGGAGTTGTCTATGGGGCGCGGACTCGACTTCGTGGTGCTTTAATTGTGCCCGGCGGTTCGGTCGGGTCGATTGTCTTCACCAATGGTGATGGCGGCGCTACGATCCTGTCGGTCACTACGCTTGCGAACGGCACCCCGTTCTCGGTCGTTATTCCTGAAGACGGCGTTCTTGTATCGAGCTTGCTGTACGCGACCGTTAGTAACGCTACGGCTACCGTCTTCTATGGCTAAAAATGGACATTGCCAAAACAATCGGTGCTGTTGCCGCAAGCGTAGCTGCGCTGGGGGGTAGTTACACCTTGGTGGACAAGGTTGGGTGGTTGGAAAGCCCGATCCTTGTCTGGGCACCGGAGCATTTTAAGATTGAACCCGCTAAGCTAGGGGAGTCGGTCACAGTGACGGTGGCGAGGATCAAGAAGCGCGACGATTGCTCGGTAGAGTCGTTTACCCCAAGCATCCGAGATGGCAAGGGCATGGTTCATGAAGCTGTACCGTCAAACGCTAAGTTCTCCGGCCCTGCTAGTCCAGAGATCGACACCTTCACTTATACATTGATCGTCAAGTCTGAGATGCAGCCCGGTAAGGCTACGTTACTTGCGACGATCAAATACAAGTGCCCCGAGGGCGAGCGGACGGTTAGCTATCCAAAGCACAAGAACCTGAGTTTTAATCTGGAGGCAAAATGATTACCCTTCTTACGACCCTTCTCTCCTTCCTCGCCGGGGGCTTACCTAAACTCCTTGGCTTCTTCCAAGACCGCGCAGACAAGGCGCATGAACTGAACCTCGCCCGGATGCAGATTGAGCGGGAACTGGAACTGAGGAAAGCAGGGTTTGAAGCCCAAGCAAGGGTAGAAGAGATCAGGACAGACCAGTTGCAGGTCGGTGCAGAGGTGACGATGGCGCAGACGGCGTTAGCCGAGAAGCAAGCCCTGTACGCGCACGACATTGCTATCGGGGAGGGCGCAAGCCGGTGGGTGATCAACGCCCGCGCTTTGGTTCGTCCGGTCATTACCTACGGGATGTTTGCCCTGCTGTGCTTCATCAACATCTTCGGGGCGGCGTATGCGTGGCATCTGGGAACTCCGTTTGCGGAAGTGATCGCTAACCTGTGGGACGCCGACACCCAGATTATCTGGGCGTCAATCATAAGTTTTTGGTTTGGAAGCCAAGCGTTCAGCAAAAAATGAACGCGCTGATCAAGATGCTCAAGCATCACGAGGGAGTGCGCTATGTTCCCTATCGTTGTCCTGCTCGTCTGTGGACTGTCGGTGTGGGTCACGTCATCGATCCTGCTCACCTGCGCGTACCGTTTGATCGACGACTTGAGCTACCTATACCGGCAGGTTGGGATCGGCGATTAACAGAAGGGGAAGTCGATGCGCTACTTCAAGAAGATCTTCAGCGGTTTCTTCCGGGGGTACTCAGACTATGTTCTGTGGGTGCTCTTAGTAACCGCCATCTGGCACTCGCTTCGTTCGCTTTCAATGTTGGGCTAGGTAATCTTCAAGCCAGCACACTGCGGCAAAAGCACAACCGGGGAGATTACTCCGGTGCCGCAGACGAGTTCTTGAAATGGAATCTATCTGCTGGTAAAGTGCTAGCTGGCCTCGAGGTTCGTCGCAAGGACGAGCGTGCTCTCTATCTTGGAGCGGTAAATGGCTAAGTCACCCGCGTGGCAGCGCAAAGAAGGCAAGAACCCCGAAGGCGGGCTCAACGCCAAAGGTCGCGCTAGCTACAACAAGGCTAACCCCGGCAAGCCCGGACTC